AGACCCTCTTCTTAAGGAGAGGACAGGTGGACATGCTAAACATGATTATAAATCTGGAAGCAACCACCAAATTAGCGTTGGATCAATTAGATTAAAATCTAATCCCAACTTGTTTTAACTCCATAATCTTATATAGACGGAGGTCAGTGATATGGATAGTATTGTTGTAGACGAATACGAAGAGACTCCCGAGGAAGCCGAACAGTATGCGAGTATCGAAGAGGCTCCAGAAGTGGAACAACCTCAAGCAGAACCGGAGGTCGAACTCCCTTCAAAGTTTAAGGGTAAGTCGATGGAAGAAATTATTTCTTCCTACGAAAACCTCGAAAAAGAACTGGGAAGAAAAGGTCAGGAAGTAGGAGAACTTCGAAAACTGACTGATAGTATTCTTCAGCAGCAAGTTGCCAAAAACGACAACGGGACAGAAACGTTTGAAGAGGATGTAGATTTTTTTGATGACCCTAACTTAGCAGTTAGCAAAGCCATTGAAAACCATCCGAAGTTCCGAAAATTTGAAGAGCAGCAGAAGATGCAACAGATCGAAGCTACAACTCGGAAAATTAAAGAAGCACATCCTGATTTTATGGATATCATTCAAAATACTAAATTTCAGGAGTGGGTTAAGAATAGTCCAGTGAGGCAGAATCTTTTTGCTGCTGCCCACAACCGCTATGATTATAATGCCGCAATGGAACTTTTCAATAACTGGAAAGAGCGGTCTTTGATTAGCAACACACAAGAAGCAGAAGCGGCTAAGAGTGCTACTCGTAATGAAGCTCTTAAAGCTGGCAAAGGTGTTTCTAGGACTTCTTCTGAATCTACAACCGGTAAAAAAATCTACCGTAGAGCCGATCTTATTCGACTAAGAACAAACGATCCTTCGCGTTACGAGGCACTTCAGGATGAAATCCTAGCAGCGTATGCAGAGGGTCGAGTGAAATAACCTCAAAGATTAAGGAGTAAATACAATGGCTTTGGGTTCTAATCATCAGACTACTACGACTGCAGCAAACTTTATCCCCGAACTGTGGTCGGATGAAGTTATTGCCGGATACAAGAAAAACCTTGTTCTTGGCAATGTCGTTACTCGGATCAATCACGCCGGTAAAAAAGGTGATGCGATCAACATTCCCGCGCCTGTTCGCGGCTCCGCTAATCCTAAAGGGGCTAACTCTCAGGTTACTCTTCAGGGTGACACGCATAACACGGTGCAGGTCAGCATTAATAAACACTACGAATATTCCGTTCTGATCGAAGACATTACGGAAGTTCAGGCACTTCAGTCGCTTCGCCGGTTCTATACCGACGATGCTGGTTACGCTCTTGCCACTCAGGTTGACACGGACATCTTTGCGCTGGTCGAAGGTCTTCAGGGCGGTGTTGTTGGCGGTACGGGCGCAGCTCTGTACGAAAAAGCTGTTATCGGTGGTGACGGTACGACTCTGTACACAGGTGCCGCTTCAAACGCTACCGACATTACAGATGCTGGTATTCGTGCTATGATCCTTAAGCTGGACAATGCCGATGTTCCTATGGATAACCGCTGCATGGTTATTCCTCCGATTGCTGCCAACGACATGCTTGGTATTAACCGTTTCACTGAGCAGCAGTTCATTGGTAACGGCGAAGCAATCAAGACCGGCAAGATCGGCAGCATCTACGGCATGGACGTTTTTGTTTCGTCTAACTGCCCGTCGATTAACTCCGCTGCACAGCGCGTTGGTGTTATGATGCACAAAGATGCTCTGTGCCTTGCTGAACAGATGGGCGTTCGCTCCCAGACTCAGTACAAGCAGGAGTATCTTGGTGATCTCTTCACGGCTGATACGCTGTACGGTGTTTCGGAACTCCGTGACAATGCTGGTGTAGCCTTTGTTGTACCGGCTGCTTAAATAGTATAGGGGACTCCGGGTAACCCTGGAGTCCCCGTTTCTTAGGAGGAACCATGCCCACATACGATTATGCTTGCCGAACTTGTTATAGCGTTCAAGAAGAGTTTCGTACAGTAGTTGAACGCTCTGATCCTGTTGAGTGTAAACTTTGTGGAAGCAACATGGTTCAGGCAGTTTCTAAACCTAATATTCAAACTCTTACTTCAGACGAGCGTTGGGTTAGAGAACACGAAGTAAACGGAAATAACGTTAGGTCGTCAGTTTAATATTAGAAAGACAGGCACATGCTTACTCTCGAATCTGCTTTGATGGACACAAGTTATGATCTTGAATTAGAAAAAATAAAAAACAAGGTAAAACAACTTTATAATAACTTGCTAGTTAAAACTTATAAAGCGTCAAATCCCTCAGCATCTCCAGAAGAAATTCAGGAGTTTCTTGAAACAAACGAGCTAGAGTTTAAAGGTGA